AAATGATGGAGGCTAACATTGAAGAAGCTGCAGGAGTCCAAGGAGATTGCTCTTATCTTAGTAGTTATAGACGAGATGTTAAAAAATACCAACTACTTAAACAAATGTTTGAGGAGGAAGGATATGCCATCGATAAGACTAATAAACCTAAAGCCCCAGTTTATAAAACCGAAGGATATGCTACGGACAAAACCAATAAACCTAAAGCGCCAGTTTATAAAACGGAAGGATATGCGGTGGATAAGACTAATAAGCCTAGAGCACCTGTGTACAGAACTGAAGGACCAGTCCCTAAGCAACGGTCTGACAAAGTTAAGCGTCTCTTTAATTGCGAGTCTATGGAAGTAGTACAGCTCCTTAGTGATGTTAAGGAGAAAGCACTTAGAGAAAAGAAGGATATGGCTTTAGTTCGGATATTGGTCGATGATCATAACCATAAGATGATTAGATTATTCACGAAATACCAAGATAAATTTCCTGAAGGTAAGAAGAAAATGATGGCTTTTAAGAATCATTATGATAGGTTGTTAGCTGACGAGATTTTAACTCCAGGTTTTATGCAAAAATTATCTGATCCAGAAAAGACCAAGATGATTCATTCAATCATTACAGATTATTTGTTCGGTAAAGAAGTACCAGAGGATTTATTGACAGAATTCGCTTATTGGGCCTTATTTACAGCGGAATTATTTGAGTACCCCGTACACTTGTTGCGTGAGGAAGCTCTTGATATCAATTCAGTAGAACTAGCTACACATTGTGTGGTACCAAATATGGTCTACTGTGCTTTCAAGCGACACAGAGTGTTGCCTGACGGGAGAACTGCAGAACATTTCTCAGGTCTTCAAGGGATAGGGGTTAGAGGAAATTCTATTTTGATGCCCAAACATTTTTTTAGAAATTTACAAGCAGGAGAGATAATCTATATTACCCGTAATGAATTACAATTCCAAATTCCATACTACCCATCTGACTTATATAAATTTAAGAGCTTTAAAATCAACGGGAAAGAGGTTGGCGGTGATAAAGTAATATGGTTTGCTGGAGGACATACTTCTAGAATGAATTCTTTTAAAGATATTACTAATAATTTTATTAAAGAACATGAGCTCAAACATATTGTTGCTTCGAAAGCAGTGTTATATACGAGAAGAAATGGATGTATGACCAACTTACAAATTGACAAGCTCAATATGATCGAAAATCTATCATATGCAGAGTCAGTCTCAAGTTTCGACCCAACAATTGCTATCTGTAAGGGGATTGAGTATGCAGTAACAACCATGCCTGGAGATTGCGGAGCTCCTTTAATAATTCAAAATAAAGAAGTGTCTGGAAAGATAGCTGGATTCCACATTTTAGGTGAAAATGGAGACAATAAAGGTATTACAGAAATAGTAACTTTTGAACAACTACAACAATTCAAAGCTCTATTTAACGAACAGTGCTGCAGTTTCGAACTACCTGATATGATCCCCGATCCCCTACAAGATAAGTGTAGAAATTATCCACTCGGAGATGTAGTTTATCTTGGTAAAGCCAAGAGAGAAGATACAATCTTCCAATCTGGAAAAACAGACATTGAACCATCTGTTGTACAAGGTATGGCGTACCCAGTACTAACAGCCCCTGCGGTTCTTACTCCAAATGACCCCCGTAATGAATCAGGTATCCCCCCTTTGATCAGAAATTTAGAGGAAAATGTTACGTTTTTACCCTTATGGAACCATCAAGATTTAGAACTAATCAATCAGCACGATAGAGCAGAAGAGGCTTTTCTTAAGGGTGATTACCAGCCTAGGATATTATCTGAATACGAGTCAATAAATGGTGCCCCTGACATGCCCCATTTAGGTAGGATGAATATGTCGTCTTCTCCTGGGTTTCCTTATATGAAGTATAAGAAAGCAGGAGACGGAGCTGGTAAAGCGTATTTGTTTTCTTTAGATCAGGAAGACAATTACGTAGTAAGCGACCCATTGTTGAGGACTCGTCTTGACAAAAGATTAGATTTAGCAAAACAAGGTATTTCCATGCAGTCAGAGTGGACTTACAAACTTAAGGATGAGCGCCGCACTCATAAGAAAATAAAAGCAGGCAAAACAAGAACATTTTGTATGGGACCAGTTGACCATTCAATTTTATTTGGACAATATTTCGGTGATTATTTAAACTTTTTAAGAGAAAATCACATAGCCTTGGCGAATGGCGTAGGGATAGCACCAACTGGACCCCAATGGGGAGAATTATTTCGCCACCTAACAATACACAAAAATAGTGGACTCGATGAAGAACAGTTAAGAAATCTAGCTGAAGAGTTTAACATTCCTGAAAGTGAAATGGAACGATTAAGAAAGATAGTCCACATTACAGCCGCACTCGATTTCGTACAGTACGATAAACACGCGATGGCAGAGTTTTTAAAATCATGCACAGAAGATGCAAATGCATATTATAATGACTCAGAAATGAACAAGCTGATTAGGAGAGTCCTAATGGAAGAAGTGATTTTCACGCGCGTTAGAATGCTTGATGTTTTATTCATGACATTCTTTGGTTTACTATCTGGATTTCGCGCAACTACAGACTTTAATTCGAAAATTAACAAAAAGTATTCGAAAAATGCATGGAGAGCGATAATGAGAACGAGGTGCCCAAAATTCATGGCACTGCATTTTTACGATGCTTTCGTGAGAGCTAATTACACCGGAGATGACTTAGTTAAAGTTATAGCTTCGATTGTTGCGTGTTTCTTCAACAATTTGACTATTCAGAAGGAGATGGAAGCTTATGGACACGAGATAACATCATTTAGTAAAGAAGCGGAGATCCACGCTTGGGATGATATTTATGATATCACTTACCTTAAGCGTCAATTTATTCCCCATGAAGACTCAAAGTTCATCATTAAGGCGCCCCTAGCTTGGGAAACGATTACTGAGGTGCCTCAATGGATTAGACATTGTCCTAAACCGGTAGAGGCATGTGTTTCTAATATCATGGATTCACTCTTGGAAGGACACCAACACGGAAGAGAAAAGTTTACAGAGTTACTCGATAACTACAATTCTGCTCTCAAACGTGCTGGACAGAAAACCATCACTGTTTCTTATGATGATTATGAACAGAACTTCTTATCCCTTTTTCACCACTAACCCCTTGTCTTCAATTTTAATAATTCGGAACATTGGCAATGTAAAATTCACATCCCGAATAAGGTGAGTTCGCATCTACTTACTTTATTCACAAC